AATATCCATATATATTATTGTATTAGATGTAAAATTATGGAAGTTCCATTTTCGAGGTATGAAATCAAACGTTCTTTTTCATCAACGATATCAATATTAATACTATTAATATTAAAATCAGTCGTATTTTGTAAATCTATATATATAATATTATTTGGAGAATAATATGTAACGCCTGTAGTATTACTTATATCTATTTCACTAATAATTTTTGAAACCATTTTAGCACCGCCATTAACTGATACATTATTTCCAAAGTTATTTAATCTTACATATATATTTCTTAAAGCATTTATTTTTTCTAGTTGAATAATCCAATCTATACTATCATTTGAAAGGTTTCTATAATTATCAAAACCTAAAGCACTTAATATTACATTAGTAAAATTTAAATCAACTCTGCTTTCGACTTGTAGATTAGAAAAATTAATACCTTGTCTACCAGCATAAAATAAAAAGAATGGCGTTTGATTTTGATTATATTTTAAATAAGTTCCACCTGCATCTATAGTGCCATTCCTTGTAGGTGCTTTTATCCATAGACCACATGGCAGTTCGTCTGTACTATTTACTAAAGTTTGAATTTGTTGATTAACATTACCTTGATAACGTCCAGCCCAATAGTCAGCCTCAACATATACTTCTCGAGATTTATAATGAATATAATCATTATTATTATTAAAAAAAGCAGTTAATTGATTTGTCCAATAATCAAAACCATCTTGAATAATATTAAAATCATTACCAACTTTATTTATTTTAGTTTTAATCCAATCTAAATTAAAATGACTTTTGTCAATACTAAAATCATCTTTGGTTACATCACTTGGTTTTATATATAATTTACCATATAAAGATGAAGTATTATTATTAGAGCATTTTAATTGTTCTGATGAAATAACATTGCCATCAAAACCAACTTCAATATTTTCATTTACAACTCTAAAAGTAAATTGATTAGTTCCAATTTTGCCTTTATCTAAAATTGCAACTTCTGAAGATGATCCTCCATAAACTGCTGTATTCCAATATTCAACTTCTTTATATTCATATGTTGTTCTAGAATCATCTGCTATTAAATTATATAATCTTACATTAGTTCCATCAAAATAAATCATATAGTCAAAATAAATATCTTCGTTATCATCATCAACTAAATCATCAACTGGAAAAGTATCTTCATCAATATCAAATAATCCATATTCATCATTTTTACCTTCGTTAGTATTTCTTTTTAATCCTATTATAAATTCTGTATTTGCTGAGGTCGCGGGCAGTGTTACATTGAATTCTCCACCGGCTGGATGAATTGGTTTTTCTGTTTCTAGTCCTACCCACTTTCCATTAGTAAGACCTGAAAATTCTGATGATCCATAATTAAAAGCCCCTTCAGCATCATTATAAATATATACAGGATTAGTTGCCAATACTGGATTTGTAGATGCTGGCAATAAATTTTGACTAGGATAAGAAAATATTAAACTATTACTTTCTCCACTTGCATTAATGCTTTGAGTAATTTGAATTTTATTTTTAAATGATTGATGATTAAAATATAAATTAATTTTATTTTCTATTTCACTTATAAAATCTTCTCTAGTATAACTACCTTCATCTAATTGAATTAAATATAATAATTGTGATGACAATCTTAATTTACTTGTAGGAACTTTTTCATTATTATCGGCAAATTTTAAATCATTTGCTGTAGTTGGTGTTTCATTACCTAACAACACACTAAATTTGTCATTTCTATCTCTAACTATATTTATTACAGGAGTTATATTAAGTTCAGCACTTTTTAATCCAATCTTAGAACCTTTTTTAATAGTAAATGCGTTATGAATTATATTATCAAATGAAGCAGGACTATGCGATAAATTTGAGACATCTTGCTGTGCAATTATTAATGACATTAATTAAATATATATATATATATATATAAAATTATTTTAGTTATGCCTCACGAATGTCAATGCGGTTGTATTGAATCTCATAAAAAAAAAAATGGATTAGAAAAAGAAGTAAAAATTTTAAATAATAAAAAAAATAATAAGCCTAATACTAAAGAAATATTTGGTTATACAAAATCTAAAAAAAATAAAAAATAATTTAGATTTCTATTATATATAAATTAATGTTGCCTAATATAGAATTTAATGAAATTTCAAATTCAGAAGAAGATGAAGCAGAAGAAGCAGTTGAACAAGAAGAAGAAGAAGTTGAAGAAATTTTTGAAGAAGAACCAATTAAAGCTATACCCAAAAAAAGCGGTAGGGGTAGGGGTAGGCCTATAAGTGATGAAAAACGAAAAATGAATATTGAAAACCTAAAAAAGGCTAGACTAAAAAAAGAACAGAATAAAAAAAAATTAGATCAAAAATATAATAAAGAAATATTAAGTGTATCAAATAATTCAAGAGAATTTGATGATAATGAATTAAATGAAATTCAATTTTTAAAACAAGAAATATATAAAATTAAAAAAGAAAATGAATTAAATAATTTAAAAAAAGAGTTAGAAAAAGTTCAAAAAAAACCAAGAAAAAAAAGAGAAGTAAAACCAAAAATAAAAAATGTAGAAAATATTATAGAGAAATCATTTAACCCTTATACAAATAATTTATTTTAAATATATATATATATTAAATCTTTAGTGATGAGTAAATATAAAATCTCACCAATTACACCTTCTAAAAATAAAAATGAAGATGAAAATTTAATTTTAAATCCACCGTTTTGTGCTGGTATATTTGCTCCTCCTGCATGTGGTAAATCGACATTAATAAGTAATATTGTATTTAAAAAAGAATACTTCCCTCCTCATGGTGCTCTTGATTATTTTGATGGCGGTATAGTGGTAATTTCTCCAACTATATTTTTAGATGATAGTAGTAGATTTTTATTAAAATATTGTAAATGTTATGATGAATATAATGATAATATATTAAAAAAAATAATGGATAATCAAAAAGAAACACCTAAAGAAGAACGTAAAAAAATATTAATTTTAATAGATGATTGTTTAAATATGGCAAAAAAAAATAGTATTTTAAATTCTCTTCCTTCTCGCTATAGACATTATTCTTTAAATATTATTTTTAGTTGCCAGAAATGGACGGGTATTGATAGTAAAGTTCGTGCTCAATTTAGTCATTTAATTGTTATGTCTCCATATCCTAATATAAAAGAATTAAATCAAATTTTTGATACATACGGAGATATATATGGAGGATTAGAAGAGATGAAAAAAAAATATTATGAAGCAACACAAGATGAGCGTTTCAAGTTTTTATATGCCAAACTAGCAAAAAATCCTCCTGAACTTTATAGTTGTTTTGATAAACAAATTTATTAATATATAAATATAATTATATATATATATGAATAACATTACAAGTGATACAAAATTACAAGGTGAAATATTAGAAGGTAAGGATGTCATTGCGTCAGTTCTAGATAAATCAACTTTAGAAACTGCATTATCAACAATTAAAAAAGGTGAAAAATTAGGAGCAAAAGCAAAAGTGGGCAGTGCCGTGGATATTGGATTGGGAATAATAAGTGCAGGGGAAGATATTCAGAAGAGTGTAAAGGATGGCAAATTAGAATTAGCAGGCGATAATTTCTTTCAACGTGCTGGCAATTTGGCATCTGTAGGTGCCTCAGTAGTTGAAACAGCGGGACTAGTAGATCCAATGCTTATGCCTTTGGGAGTGGGTCTTGAACTGGGCAGTGATATCATGAATTTCATGGGTGATCGTGAAAAAACTGATAGCCAAATTTCAAGTAGTATAAGAAATAATAAAACAATTACCCCAGCAGTTCCTAAAAATATTCCTGATTTGAAACAAGTAGGAAGAATAAATATTTTAAATAATAATATTTTAAATAAAGCAATTTCTTAATTAAAAAAAAATATATATTTAGTATATATATAAATAATGAATAAATCATACTGGTCTCATCGTTCAGTTGTGCCGATTAATCATGACGAAATAACTATTCCAGCAAACAATGGTAAGTCCTTCTCATCTGATAATCACAATCACATTTTAATTGACATTCCAAAAAACGTGCCATTCTTTTTAGGTGCTGATTCTTATTTAAGATTTAGAATTAAACTAGAAATGGTTGCTACAACTGCTGTTGCTGGAAATGTTGCCACAAGTTCATTTTGTCAACTCATACCAGAATTAGGCGCAAATTCTATTATAAAGTCGCTCAGAATTAGGAATAGTCAGGGCGTAATTCTGGAGGAGATAAATAACTATAATTGTCTAAAATTATTAATGAATCAATATGATTTAAGTGAAGATCGTGAAAATTTAAGATCAATTACTGAAGGAGTTGTTTTACATGATTTTAGAACAAGAGTAAACGACAAAACAACTAGATATATAAATAAAAGTTCTGCTGGTAATACTGCTACTAATCCATATTTTGAAACTAAATCAGACGGAACAACAGCACAAAAAGATGTAGATATTTGCCTTCCCTTGAATGCCTCTGGAATTCTTGGGAATGCTGATAAAGTTTGTCCAAATGCTTTAATTGGTGTCCGAATTGAAATTGAACTTGAAGAAGGTTATAAATGTATTAGAGCCTCTAGAATTGCTTTTGAAGATCCTAATTATAATCCTAAAATTTCATTTGGAAGAACTACGGCAGTGCCTCCAGTAGTAGGAGCAGTGGGCGATGGTCTCCCAGTCGGTGGAGGTGGTGGTAATTCATATGATAGAATATATATTTCTAATACTGAAATGAATATGACTCAAATTGAACACAATGCTTTTAAGGTTGGTGAATTTTTAAAAACAACTATGGATAATGGTACCGATGAAATAATTGGACAAATTAAATCAATTGGCATGGGGTCATCTATTGCTGGTGGTGATAATTTTATTTATTATGAATTAGAAGCCCCATACACTCCAACTAATGACGTTACAATAGATCCAATGTTATTTAGTAATAATTTACAAAATGACGGATTACAAACTTTAAATTTAAGATATGATATTACAAATTTAGAATATGTCATAAAAAGAATTGAGGTGCAAAAAGAATATCTTGATCAAATGACCGAAGCATTAAGGAGTGCTGGGCAAATCAATTATGAATTTAATAGCTTTAGTAATTATACTAGAAATGTTCTAGCGACTGAGGTAAATAGCACGATGAATTTACCTTTACAAAATAATCGTGCTAGAAGTTTGCTTTTAGTTGGAACAATAATGAATAGTTCACAATATGAAAATTTAATTGACTTTTTAGATCCAGATGTTGGATATAATCATTTCTCAGGTGTTAATAAAGTTAATTCTTATCAATTATCATACGAAAACAGACTTCATCCTCAGAGAGTTGTTTCGTTATTAAAAAATACAACTAAAAAAAGTTTTCCTCAAGTTGGATTACATGAATTAAGTAAAGCCTTAGTTCAAGCAAACATAGCACCTAACTCGATGATTAATTTCAAAAATAATATGATTATAGGTAGATCTTTTTCAACATCAAGCGGGTTTTATAATACTATTGGCAAAGATACTCAAATTAATATAGACTTTAGTGGGATAGCAGGACAAACAAATAAATTATATCAAATTTTTTGTGCGCATATTCGTAGAATAGTTATTAATAATTCAGGAATTTCTGTAGTAGTATAAAAAAATAAATAAAATAAATATTATTAAATTAAAATATAATATAATAATATATATAAATATAATGACGTTCAATAATTACTTAGAACCTAGCAACGCTTCGGCATCGGTATCTCCATCCAATGGCTCACCATTAATTCAATTTAATATAGGGTCTATACAAAATCAAACTTTAATTGGAACTTCTGTAAGATTAAATGGAAAAATTAAATTTTCAAAAAATGGTGGGGCGATTGGAGACGTAGGTGTATTGCTAAATAATATAGGCATATATTCGGTGCTATCTCAACTTCAAATAAATGGAAGAAATGGATCCGATATAGAAACTATAGATAATTATAATAGATACCTAGCCAGTGCCTTCAAATCCACATTAGGCCAGCAAAAACAGATGAACAGTAGCACAATTGAAAATTTAACTTCTCCTAATGTTTATGTCTCAACTAAATCTTTATTAAATACAATGTCAGAAAAACCTTTTTCTTTAGAGTTGCCGTGTGGTCTGTTATCAGGAGATATCCCTCTAGGTATGGATCAAAGTGGAGGTATCTCTATTAATTTAAATGTCGCCCAAAATTCTAACGTCTTCTTCGGATTAACTCCAGCATCAAGAGCGCAAGCAAATGGATGTGAATATGAATTATTAGATTTAAATTTAACTTTTAATACTAGACTTAGCACACCCGAAGAATTAAGAATGAAGTCTATGCAGTATAATAGTATTCAAACTTTTACTAGAGAAGTTAATAATAATCATAATAGTATAAATTTAAATACAGGATTAAGTCGAGTTGTTTCTATGTTTGCTAATTTCCTTCCTTCATCTCATAATAATAATTATAATTATGATGGTTTAGATGTTAGTCCATTCAAAGACAATGATGATTTAATAGATAATGTAGTCAAAATTCAGGTGCTAAAGGGTGGCCAAAAGACACCCTATTTATTTGATCTCGAAACTTATAATAATTCTAATCATCAATTAAGCACTCAATTGGCTAGAAATTTTAAGGCTGTTTTTGTTAATTCTATTAATACAACTTCTGAATGTTATAGATCTCAAACTAATACACCTCCTAATTTTAGATTACTACCAATAGATTCTAATTTTAATTACGGCATAGGTGTTCCATACAGCACATTTGCGAACGGGGTTAACTTTTCACGGGATCAATTTACATTAATTATAGACAAAACCAGTATTAATCCTCAACCATACTCAGCATTCTGTTTCTTTAAAAATATTAATACATTAAATTTTAATGGTAATGGAAATGTTAGTATCGAAATTTAAATAAATAAAAAAAATATATTTAGTTATATATATATAAATGGAAACACGTAAAGATTCTAATTTGTGCCGTAATCCAATTGTTCCAAGTCAATTACAATTAAATTGTGATTTATTTAGTTCTGAAATGTATATTGAAAGTAATACAATTGATAGCGTATTTTCAACGAGTTCTTTTTGTAGATTCATAATTCCTAATACTGCATTTTTATCACCTAACACAACTTTAAAATTACAACTCAAAACACCCGCAGGAATGACGGACACAGGCACTAATACAAATCTACTGCCAGCAAATATAGGAGCGTTTTCACTCATTGATCGTGTTGATTTAAAAAGTAATAATAAAACTATTTTTTCATCTAATCAAGAAAATTATTATCAAAGCTTTAAACAATTATTTTCAAATTCTAATAGAAATTATTATGTAAAAGGTTGTGAGAATGGAATTTATGATTCAGTATATGAAAATATGGACACTGTAGGAACTGGCAATACTCAAAATGTTTTAATGATTAAATCAGAATTTGAACACGATGATGCAAATGATTCTCACTATGCCAATGATTTCTTAAGATTATCAGACGGTATAGAGTTTCAAATTAAATTAACAGATCTAATACCGTGGATCCGCGAAATGCTACCAATGTACCTCATGAAGGAAGAAATTAGTTTAGAATTATACTTTAATCAGGAATCAAATTACTTCCAAGGCCGAGGCAGTGCGGAAACGGCAATTATACAAGTTGATCCAACTGAAACTAAATTATTAGTAGATACTATTTTATTTAATGAAGATGTTATGGAAGATTATGCTACTAGAAATAAAAATATTACTATTCAAAATGAAGCATGTTTTGTTTGGTCTAGATTATTTACACAAGATGCAAATTTTAATTTTGGTGGTGGGCAATATGAAATTGGAGGCAAAGGTAAATTCGTAACTGGATTAGTTGCTTTTTGGGTTGATAATGCCACCGCAGGAGGATATAATCCAAATAATAAAATATATGGTAAATATGGAATGAATGCTCCAATTACAGAAGGAGCATATAATGAATATAATGTATTAATTAATGGAGAAAATTTGTATCCAGTTAATGTTAAAAATATGGCTCATCAATTTTCTGAAATTACTAAATTTGATTATTTTACAGATCCTCAAATTCTTAGGGATTTATTTTTAGATGATGGCAGTGCCTATATTGATGGTTCAAATTTTGAAACTAAACATTTGGCCAATTCATTAGGCAAGTCAAAATCTGCTATATATATTCCAATTAATAGAATGGTAAATAATGATGGAATTATTTTATCTATTACAAGATTTGAAAGTGGTGTTAATGCTCATCCAACACAAATTTTAAAAGTATTTTTAATGGTAAGAGAAGTTATAAATATAGACACAGAACGAGGTGCCATGTTTCAAAGATATTTAACGCAATAAATAATTTAATATTTTAAATAAAAAAATATTAATTTAATTTTTAGTAACTTTAAAAATTACTATACTATTAGGATCTAATAGTGCGGGCGTGTCATCAGCATTTACTATTTCAATATTAATTTTATTTATAATAGTTTTTTTATTAATTGTAAAAATCATATCTTCATTTCTACTATAAATATAATCATTAATTAAATATGACTTGTCTATAATTCCAAAAATATTTTTTATAGTGCCATCCAAAAAATTTGTATTTCCTATTACATCACTTTTAACTTTGAAAATTCCTTGATTATTATTAATAGATATATTTTTAGAAATTATAGTTGATGATACTTGAGATATAATAGTTTCTACTAAATTTTTTTTTTGATTAGTTAATTTATTATTATTAGAATTAGGAGCGTATTGAATTATGCCTTGTTGATTTGTAAAGGTTGGATAACTATCAGGATTATTAAAATATTGAGTAATATCTAAGCTTTCAATATTAGCGTTAGTTGTAAATGGATATGAATTATTATTAAAATTATTTTGAATTTGTCGTTTTGATTTTGTTAAATCAGGAAATAATAATTCTCTTTCAAATCCTAATAAAAACCATAAAGAATTTTCAAAATAACTTTCTTCTAAACCAAAATCAAAAAAGGTTCCACCATAACCGTCAAATATAGTCCATGGTTCTAATACAAAATAAGTTCTAAAATTTGCATCTTTTAAAGTTGTAGCAACTGGAATTTGTGGGTTATAAGTTTCAGTTAAATATTGATTAAATTTATATATAGGATCTCCCGCATCTTCATTAAGAGGAAAATCTGCTTGACCAGTTTGTAAACCATTACCTAATTTTTTTTTTAAATGTAAATCTTTAAATTCAAATCTATTAACTTCTTGATTATAATTAAAAACTGGTTGACTACCAATATAAAAGGATTTAATACAAGGTGCTGTGAAAAATGTAGACCCTCCAAAAGTAATACTATAATCAACTCCTTGAGTAAGTGAAACAGCAGTATTTATTCCGTTATAAAATACACAATTTTGATTGCCCCAACTCGTGGCTGATCTTGAGAAACCAATTTTTCGAACATTAGATGTAATTGGGTATTTAATTGTATTGGCATTTGGTAAAGTCATTCTTAATTTACTTGTATATATACCACTTCCAACAGCAATTTCTGAACCTCTCCATAAAAATCCATATTTAGGAGCAGTTAAACCGTCTGCTGTAGCATCACCCCAATAATTTGGATCTATATGAATTTTTATATTATGACATAAATAATTAAATTGTAAGTCTGTGCCAAATCCAGTATAGGCCAAATCTTCTGTCGCTTGTATATGAATAAATCTTTCATTGATTGGATTTAATTCAGCATCTGTTAATACATCATAATCTTTTAACTGTGCTAAAAATACATTATACAATTGTAAAGCATGATCTTCATTAAATATTAAAGATATTTCTTGTAATTGATTAGGTGCTGGTTGAACTGCTAAATCTTCATTTAATGTAATATCAAAAACTTGACCACTCATATCAACACTTTGCCCCCATCTTCCATTCCATGTTCCTAAATTATTTTTTGGAGAATATAAAAATTGACGAATTGCTAAAAACGTATTATAATACAACACTCCAATAGTTTTAAAATTTTCTTGATATAATACTCTACTAGTATTTAATTTAAATGTTCCATATGCTTGCCTGCACATTGTCTGTTCTGTTCCACATGGTAAACTTCTTAAAAAATCTGTAGTTTTTATTAATGATGTATTTAAAGTTTCAAAACCATTTTCTAAATCTAGAAAGTCAGCACCTAAAGCTGGACTATTAAAATCATTTTGAACTATATTTTTAGAAACGGGTTTTGCTTCTGATCTAAATGTTCCTGTTATATTATTCATTTGAGCAGTCATTAAAGTAGATATTTTACCTTTACTAACATATCCTGTAGGTAATGTAAATGTAAATTCATTTTCATAAGGATAATATACATAATCTTGAAATCTATTTGAATCAGTATTAACACTTTCATCTCTTACAAATATTGTAAGTCGTCTATTTTTATAAGTTCTTAAATATTTTTTATCTATATCATCATATTTTAATATACTAGGATCATCTTCAAAAAAAGAAGTAGTTTGTATAGGTGTCAAAACACTATCACCATCAGCATCGGGATCAATTACTTGACTGCCAATATCATTACTATCTTTATAAATACCACCATCAAACCAACTAAATGGATTATTGAGCATATAATTTCCGTCTTCCAATTTGAAGTATTGATTTCTCATAGTCATTTTATTGTCATTTTGTTTATAAGAATATGTTTTATCAAATAATTTATTTTCTTCATTATATTTATTTTTATATTCTTTAGTTCCTATTTCCTTTCCTGATAAAAAAATAGTATTTTCTTCTTGAACTCCATTTGAATTAAGATAGCAAGCAGAAAGAGCAAAAGTATCATTTTCTTCAAGAATTAAACCATCAGAAACTATATTACTCCACTCATTATTTAAATTAGTTTT